GTCATGCCTGCCGCCGGCGCGGCGCAGGCCATGCGCCGCGTCACCTCGTCGCTGGACATGACGAAGGACACCTACCAGTCGGCGGAAATGCGCCCTGACTTCCAGATGGCCGACTTCCGGCACGGCCTGCGTAAAGTCGCCGGCACCATCAACGGCGAGCTGTCGGCCAAGACCTATGTCGACTTCCTGGCCGCAGTGCTGAAAAAGGATTTCGCCGCTGGCGTGACTGTGACCGGTGCATCGCTCACGATCGCCGGCACGGCCGGCGCCTGGACGATCAAACGCGCGGCGGGCTCCTGGCTGACCGATGGCGTCAAGATCGGCGACGTGGTCCGCTTGACGGCCGGCACCTTCAACGCGGCCAATCGCGACAAAAACATTCAAGTCACCGCCATTACGGCGACGGATCTCACCGGCATCGTCCTGAACGCGTCGGCTCTGGTGCCGGAAGGCCCGATTGCTAGCGCAACCCTGACTGTCATCGGCAAAAAGGCATTCACTCCGCAAAGCGGCCACACCGACAAGTCGTTCTCGATCGAGCACTGGCATCCAGACGTGCCGTCGAGCGAAGTCTTCACCGGCTTGAAGGTCTCGAAAATGACCTTCACCCTGCCCGCCACGGGCATGGCCACCGTCGCTGTCGAGTTCGTCGGCAAGGACGTCGTGCCGGGCGTGGTTCAGTACTTCGTCAACCCGACGCCAGTGACAGTCACCGGCACCATGGCCGCTGTCAACGGCGTGGTGAAAGTCGGCAATGCCACCGGTGGCACGATCACCAGCGCGACGATCGAGATCACGGCCGCGCAGTCGAGCGAGCCAGGTATCGGCTCGAACACTGCTGACCAGGCCTCCACCGGCCGCGTGATTATTACCGGCCAGGTCACGGCGAAGTTCGATTCGACTGGCCTGCGTGATGCGTTCTACAACGAGACCGAAACCAGCGCCTACCTGGCGTTCACCTCGGACAACTCGGCGGCGTCGGACTTCATGGCTTTCAGCCTGAGCCGCTTGAAGCTGAACGGCGCCGCGAAGGACGACGGCGAGAAGATCCTGATCCAGACGATCCCGTTCCAGGCGCTGCTCGACATCAACGGCGGCGCCGGCAAGGCCACCGAAATGACCACGCTGTCCATCCAGGATAGCGCCGCTTAAACCCTTTCGCCGCCACGTGCGGCAATCCAGGCACCGACCGGCTGCCGTCGCCTTTCGCGGGCGCGGCAGCAGGCACGGGCATATACCACCTCCGCGAAAGAGAAAAACCATGAACGCAAATACCCAAGTCCAGCCTTCGAACCTGCTCACCAAACTGGTGGCCACCCTGGACATCGATGCATTCGACGACGTGACCACTGGCCGCCTGGTGCTGGTCAATCCGCGCACGAAGGAGCCGACCAGCACTTACATCGAGCTTGCCAGCCCGGAACACGAGTCGCGCAAGCGCATCGATCTGGCGCGCACGCGCCGCCTGCGCAACGAGTTCGCTGCCAACGGCAAGCTCGAGACGACTGATCCGCTGGACGACATCGAAGACGAAACCGACTACCTGGTGGCGTCCTGCCTGGGCTGGAACGTTTCGCTCGGCGGCCAGCCTGTCGAGTGCACGCCAGCGAACGTACGCACCGTGCTGACCGATCCGAAGAAGCAGTGGCTGCGCGCCCAGGTCCGCGCTGGCATCCACAAGACCGAGCTTTTTATCGTCGACTCCGCGAAAGCCTAGCGGACTGCGCCCGGGCCGAGTTCGAACTCTCGGCCCGGCAGGGTGATGGCGCCACGCTGCGCACGCACCTGCAGCGCGTGGCCAAGAACACGAAAGAGGTCGACCCGCTGCTGACGATGGAATGGCCTAAGGCGGGCCGACCGCTGTGGGATGCCTTCTGCAAGATGGGACGCCCGGCCGGCGTGTCGGGCCCTGGCGAACTGACCTCGCAAGAGATCCTCGCCTACCAGCAGCTGTGGGGAATCCAGTTCAACCGCTGGGAGCTGGAGGTTATTCACATGTTCGACGGCATCGCGATGGAAGCGCATGCCAGTAAATCTCAGTCTTGATTCATAGTATACCTGTTGTAGTATCGCGCTATGACATCAAGCACTGGAAATGAAATGTACGCTTCATTGGAAAAACTAGGCCTCCTTCCGCGCGCGAATATAGTGGTAACAACAGTAGATCGTGAAACTGTCCGTGCAATCGTCCGTGCCGAACGTGAACTGGTAGCTCAAGCTGCACGGATGGGAATGGACTTTGATGAGGTTCATCTAGGATATGCGCCCTATATTGCGAGAATCTTGGATGAACTAAGCGATGATGACAAGACTAAGTTCGAAAGACTCTTGGTTGGGGAAACTTTGAATTATGACGAGCTCGACGAGGCAAGGGTAAAGGCGGCCGTGGCTGAGCAGCGTTATGTTGAAGCTCTCCAGAAGCCTAAGTCGCCAAGTACCGCCAGAATATTTCTCGCTGGGGTCAATGTAACGATTTTGATCGGGCTGGCTTTGTTCTGGGCGCTCAAGTAGCACAGCGAACTTATCTCCCCCTACGAAGGGCCACCACACGGTGGCCCTTTTTCTATTTTGGAGCAGTAAATGATCATCGGAGACATGGAGATTCGACTGCGTGCGGATATCGCACGGCTGCAGCGCGACATGGACTCCGCACGCCAGGTGGTTGGCAATGCCACTGCCGGCATGGAACGGGCCGCCAATGCAGCGAAAGGCGCGATCGCCTCGATCGCTGGTGCGCTCGGCGTGCAGCAACTCGGCCGCATGGTAGACGAGTACGCCAAGTTCACTTCGCAGCTCAAGCTGGCGACCACGTCGCAGCGGGAATATGCAGCGGCTTATGCCGACGTGAAGCGGATCGCTACGCAATCGACGCAAGGGCTGATGGAGACCGGCATCCTGTACGCACGGATCGCCAACGGCACGCGCGAGCTGGGCGTCGAGCAAAAAAAGGTTTCGCAGATTGTCGAAACGGTCAACCTTGCGCTGGTGGTTTCAGGTGCGGCCGCATCCGAATCGGCGTCCGCCCAGCTGCAGCTTTCCCAGGCATTCGCTTCCGGAACCCTTCGCGGCGAAGAATTCAATGCGGTAAACGAGTCCGCGCCGCGCCTGATGAAAGCGCTGGCCGATGGCATGGGCTTGCCTGTGGGCGCCCTTAAAAAAATGGCCGAAGAAGGCAAGATCACGTCGAAAATCATGGCTGACGTGCTGCCGGCGGCGCTCGAGAAACTGCGGGTCGAGGCGAAAGAGATCCAGACGATCTCGGGCGCCTTCACGGTGCTGCGCAATAACGTGATGGAGTTCGTGGGCATCCAGGCCAACGCCAGTGGTGCAGTATCCGGTCTGGTATCGGTCATCGGGCTGCTGTCGAGTAACTTGGGACTGCTCGCGGGCGTGATCACGACCTTGGGCGTCTCCAAGCTGGTGACCATGTTCCAGAGCTGGGGCGTGGCAACCTACAAGCAGATCGCCGACAACAACGCGCTGCGCACGTCGACGCTGGCTGGCGCAGTCGCGTCCACCGAGGCAGCATCGGTCATTGCTGCCGCGAAGTTGGCAGAGGCCCAGGCAAACGTGCGCACCGCGGCGACCGCGGCGAATCTCGCGACTGCGCGCGTGGCCGAATTGCGTTCGTCGGTGCTGGCTGCCGAGGGCGCCGTGGCGCTCGCCATCGCCACCAACGGACTAATCCCGGCGCAGGCGCGCGCGATCGCTCTCAGCGAAGCCCATGCTCTTGCACTGGCCGGCCAGGCTGTCGCTGCCAACGGTGCGACCGTTTCCGCTGGCGCCGCCAGTGCAGCGCTGACGGCGCAAGCGGCGGCAACCGGCGTTGCTGCGCGCGCGATGGGCGTGCTGCGCGGCGCCATGATGTTCATGGGCGGCCCGATCGGCACCATCATCACGCTGCTGGGCCTGGCCGCCACCGCCTGGATGGTGTGGGGCAACAAGTCGAAAGAGGCGACCGCGAAGGCCGCTGAGTCGTTCGACGAAGCGCAAGTGCGCATCATCAAGGGCCTCGACGAGCAAATCGACAAGAACGAGAAGCTGCTCAAGCTGCGAAATCTTGGAGTGGGCAAAAGTGATGCGGAGAAGCAGCTGCCGTTCGTGAACCAGCTCGCCGCTGCATCAGATCGTCTGAATAAGATCAACATGCGCGCCGGTGAATTTGCTGGCAAAAGCAACACCGACATCGAGTTCGCGCGCATTGCTGTGCTGCGCGATATCACCGACCTGACCCAAAAGATGGCGAAAGCAGAATCGACCGGTGCGGCCGTCGCCGCACAGTCGGTGGACGAGCGCGTGAAAGCGTTCAAAAAGGAGC